GTCCCCCGAAGCGGTGCTGGAGGCCGAAGGGGCTCACCATGGCCGACTACCGGGCGTCACGAGCGAGCCTGGAGATCATGCGGGTGGGGGCGCCGTGACGGGTGGGTAGACACGTCGGGAAATCCGCGGTAGCTTTGCGCGAGAGGTCATGATGGCCACGACGGTCGCCGCCTACACCCGGTTCCCCCACACGCTCCGGCTGACCCTGGGCAGCACCACGGCGGCCACCGAGGTCACGCTCCCCGACGTAAATTATCCCGTCGAGGTGTCGCTGAAGCCGATCACCAACACGGCGCGGGTGGCGGGGTCCAACGCGGGCGTTGCCGACACCGAGAGCCTGTCGACCAACTACAACACGCTCCCGGCCGACAAGTGGAGCACGATGACGCTCCCCGGCTCGATCCCCGGGGTCTCGCAGCCCAAGCTGTTCATCGCGAGCGGCACGTCGAGCACGGTCGTCGAGATCCACATCGTACCGGCAAGGCGATGAGGGAGTCCACCGAGCTCACCGGCGACAGCCCGGCCACGTTCATTCCCAGCGTGATCGTGCTCGCGGGCCACGTCCACTACCTCAACGTGCCTGCGGCGGATCTTGTCTCGGTCGTCTCGGCGCTCGATCCGGTGGCGAACGGGGCCCTCACCATCGCCGCACAGCCACCGATCCCCTGCAAGCTCCAAGTGCGGCTCGTCGATGCGAACGCCTCGATCAGCGCCGGCACGGTCGCCCTCGTCGGCGTCGGCGTCCACGGACAGGCGGTGTCGCAGACCATCGCCCTCACCGGGGGGACGGCGACCACCACGACGACCGACGTGTACGCCAGCCTCACCAGCGCGACCGTGGCGGCCATCGCGGGAGCGGCCGCGGGTGACACCGTCGGTATCGGCGTCTCGGGCGCCATCGGCCTCCCAGGCACCAAGACCCCCACCCCGAGCGCCTTCGCCGTCCACAAGGCGAACGTGGACGGGGCGGCCGAGACGGTAGGGACGGTGGACGCGACCGCGGGAAGCATCGTCCCGACGACGGCGCCGAACGGAACGCGCGACTACGACATCTGGTACACCTACAGCGTCACCCCGGCGGAGGTGTAGAGATGCCCGCCCTCGACCTGTCCACATCCGCGAACCTCCCCCGGGTCTACAACGAGACCCTGGGCACCGCCGGCAACGTCCGGCTCGTCATCTTGCCCAACGCACAGGGGGATTACGAGGTCTCGTTCTTCCCACGCTCGACTGCGGCCAAGCTGCTCGACGGGCAGCACGGACTGGCGGAGAACGCCTCCATCGCGTCGACCGCCTACGCGACCCTGCCCGCGGACACCTGGACATCGCTCCGGTTCGCCATGCAGGACAATTCCGGGGGACTCACCATCGCGTTGGCCTCGGCGACCTCGTCCCAGGTGGTCGAGATCGTGATCAACCGCACCGGTAAGACCCGATGAAGGGCAGGGGGCGAGGCCCGACAGGGACGACGGGGGCGACCGGATCGCGAGGCCCCGGCGGGATCGTGTTCGTCTCGGTGCCCGTGACGGCCCTCGTGTGGGCCGCGATGCCCAGCGCGGCGACGGCACTCATGGGCACGGCGCGGCGCATCCCCGCCTACCTGACCGGTGCGACCGATTGGCGGCTGGTCGGGCACCTGACCACCGCGGGAGTCAGCGGCGCGAAGCTCCGGGGCAAGTACGGGACCACGGCAGGCGGAGCACTCCAGGATCTCGGCTCGGCGGGGGACATGCTGATCGACGCGACCGGACCGCTCACGGGACCATGGACCGCGCTCCCGGCCGGGGCCATCGCCGATACGTTCCTGGAGGTGTACGGGCTGCTCGGTGACGGGATCGTGTCCCCGGCGTTCCTGTATGTTGGGATTGAGGTTCGGTGAGCGCCGCGAAGGCCATGGGCGCAACGCAAGTCGCCATCGAGCTTTCTCCGACGTTCTGCGATGTCATCCGCCGCCGCTGGACCCGCTGGGCGAAGGCGAACGGGCGAGAGGTTGGGGCGGGAGGGTTGGAGGGATGAGCCGCCCCGCCGACGTACCCGGCGCCACCCGCGCTGCCTGCCTGGAGCTCCGCCTCCAGGGCATGAGCACCGGCGCCATCGCCCGGAAGCTCAACGTCAATAAGTCCAACGTGTCGCGGCACCTCCAACACCCGGAGTCGCAGGCGGTGCTTCTGGAGGCGCTCAACGAAGCGCTACAGGACTGCACGGACAAGCTGCGCCTACGGATGCCCGAGGTGACGGATATGCTCTATGCGGTGGCGATGGGCAAGATCGAGCCGAAGCGGTCGCAGGTCGACGCGATCAAGCTCCACGCCACGCTGGCCGGGATGACGACCGAAAACAGCCGCGTCGAGGTGCGGGGGTCGCTGTCCGTCGAGCAGCTTACCCCCGACGAGGTCGACGCCGAGATCGCGAAGTTGGAGCGCCAGGGTGAACCCAGCCCCGGATGACATCGAGGCGAGGCGCGCGAAGCTCGTCCTGCTCCGACGCCGCGCCCAACTTCGGGAGACCCACCCGCTCGCCTACGCGGTCCTGTGGCACGCCGAGGGGGTAGACCTCACCCCCCACGCCGACTACCCGACAGGGCGACCGAGGACGAGCCAGCGCTGCGCGCTCAATGGGGCGGTAGGGGCGGTGGCGATTGCAATCTTGGGCGGCAACGCCAGCGGAAAAACCGAGGCCGTAAGCCAGTTAGCCGTAGCCTGCGCACAAGGCCGCGACCACCCCGACACAGCCCGTTGGCTCCGGCTGAACGGCCTCGACCCCGAGATCGTCCCCCCCTACCCGGGGCGTGTCCTGGTCTCCGCACTCACAGGGAACGACTCCAAGCGGGTCGTCCGGCGCAAGGTGGCCCGCTACCTCCCGGAAGGCGCCAAGTGGGCGAACCAGCACGGCGACGGCGAGGCGTACGCCTACCCGCTCGGCAAGGCGACAGCGGACGGTGGCGGGACCATCGTCTTCAAGAGCAACGATCAGGGCGCCGACAAGCACCAGGCGGACGAGTACGACCTCATCGTCGGCGACGAGGAGCACGACGAGGAGGTATTCGAGGAGTGGCTCGGCCGGATGGGGCGCCGGCCGTGGAAGGGTGGATTCATCGTCCTGTCGATGACTCCGTTGAAGGGATTCACCTGGGTCTACCGGGACTTCCTCGACAAGCCGAAGGAGGGCTACCGGAGCGCCGAGATCCACGGCCTCGACAACCCGCACATCGACCAGGAGGGGCGGCGCCGCCGGTTCTCCGGGTTGTCCGCCTCCCGTCGCGCCGCGCGCGAGTTCGGCCGATTCGCGGCGATCACGGGCCGGGTCTACGATGCGTTTGACCGCTTCGTCCACGTCGTCCCGCCAGCCAGCCCGCCCGCGACATGGATCCACTACCAGGGGATCGACTGGGGGGCGCGGTCGCCTCACGTCCTGTGGGCCGCCGAGGACCCTGTGGGGCGCGTGGTGGTGTACCGGGAGCTTGCCCTGCGCCGCACCATCGAGGAGCCGCCCATTCGCCTACGGGCGCTCCTGGAGGCGATGCGGGAGGCCGAGGCGGGCGAGGAGCCGGGGATCACCTGGTATCGGGTCGCCGACAGCGAGGACCCGGCGGCGATCCTCGAAGCGGCCTACCATGGGGTGTCGCTCGCCCCGGCGCCGAAGGGGGCGGGGTCGGTGCTTCGCGGGATCGAGCTCGTCCAGGCGATGTTGACCAGCGTGGACGGGATGACCATGGAGGAGCGGGCCCCATCGCTGGTGGTGACCGAGGATTGCCCGATGCTCATCCGGGAGCTGGAGGGGATGCGGTGGATGCCGCAGAAGATCGGCCAGGACCCGAAGCCGGATCCGACGTGCGCCGACCACGGGCCCGACGCGCTCCGGTACGTCTGCGAGCTGCGAAAGGCGCTCGGGGTCGTCTGACTACCGGCCCTTGGCAACGACGGCGTATCGCGCGCACCTGCAGTTGATATCCTCGCCAGGAACGCCGGAAAGCCCAGGTCCCTCCGTCTCGACGCCGCTCGGCAGGACGAACCGCCCACCGAGCGCGACCGTCTTGCGATGCATCAGGTCGTGGCGGCGGTCGAACATCGCGGCCAGCGGGTCGGATAGCCACCCGTGGCCGATGATGGGGACGCCCATCGCGGCGGCGCGGTCGATGCGGCGGCCGTAGCCGGACTCCTGGGAGCGGACGTTCTCGGTGCGGGCGACCCTCAACGCACGCACCGTTCCGAAGTTCTCCAGCTCGTCGATCTGGCGCGCGATCTCCTGGGGGGAGAGGCCCTGGTCCATGCCGGCCAGGACCGTCTCGGTGACCGCCTTGCGGTCGTAGTCCACCATCGGGCGGGAGTCGACGACGAGGGGCTCGTAGTCGGCGGGCGCGATGTCGAGCACCCCCACGTTGACGTAGGCGGGCTCGTCGAGCGCGTACAGCATCGCTTCGGTCCACGACTCCCCCCACGCGGGCGCCATGGCCTCCACGTAGGCGTCGACGGCGGCCTGGATGTCGCCGAGGAGGGCCTCCATGTCGATCGTCCCGTAGGTGGTCTCTCGGACGGCGCGCGTCCCCGTGGCGGCCTGGGTCAAGAACGACAGTGCCCGGCGCCGGTAGTAGAGCCGCTGGCGGTCAAGGTGCGGGGTCAGACGGTCGACGTAGACGCCATCGAGCCGGACGCGACGGGCCTCGATGGCCTGCCACGCCGGGTCAGTCGCCCTCCGAGTCGGCGCGCTCCCGGCCGCCATGGATCACGGCAAGGCGCTGACCCCCACCCCCCTCGCCGATGGGCTTCGGCTCGCCCCCTGGGGCACCGGCCTGCGGGGCGGTCTTGGCGCGTGGTGGTCCGGCCGGCGGGGGGAACGTCTGCGCCTCGATGATCGCCGCTTGCTCGGTCGAGTAGCCGAGGTCGACGAGCTTGGTCATCCGGTCGATTGCCTCGGTGCGCGCGTAGGCGTACCCGGGATGGGTGGACAGGTCGATCCGCGCGGTCACCGTGGCGACCTGGGCGAGGCCCATGCCGGACACCCGGGCGTAGTGCTGGGCGAGGGGGCGCAGCAGGTACGCCTCGAAGATCGACGCGAGCGACTCATCAAGTTCGGCCTGCACCCGGTACTGGAGGGCGGCGGTGGCGTACACGGCATCGGACATTCCGATCGACACCGGGGTAACGCCGAGGGCCATCAACTCAGAGCCTCGCGCGGCCTCGATCAGCGCGGGAGCCTGGATGTCGCCAGGGGTGAGGCCGGACGGCTTGGCTTCGAGGTCCCCGCCGATGACGACCACCCGGCCCCCGTCCCGCATCCCGAGCATGGTCTGGAGGTCTTCACGCACCCGGTCCCGGTTCGCCGGGTTAGCGAGAAACTGTTGACCGGTGGCCGACTTGGAGGTCACGATCACGTCGGCGCCGCCCTGGTCGATGATCTGCGCGGTCTTGACCATCGCCGATCGCTCGGCGGCGACGAGGGGCTCCAGCACCTCGCCGGCCCCGGTGCCGAGCTCGCCCTGCCCGCTGGCCTGCCAGGACACGGTGCGAAGGCAGAAGACCCCCCGGCGCGGGTACACGGTCACCCGCCCCTGTTGGGCGTAGTGCCAATGGGCGCCACCGTTGGCGAGGCGCATCAGCCGAGGGTGGGCGCGAGTGAGCCCTGACACCCGGTTGCGACTGCCCGCGGTGGGGATGACGTACGCGACCCCCTCCAGCAACAGATCGGCGACGAGCTGCGCGATCAGCCCCTCGCCAGGCTCGATGGGCGCCAGCCCCTCCGGGTCGCCGCGCGCCGAAAGCTCCTCCGAGTCGGGCGTGGCGAGGAGGTGGAGAAGCTCCCCCACCCACGGCGCCGACTTGCCAGGCACCGGCTTCCCGTCGACGAGCACAATGATCGGGTAGTCGCCCATTGTTCGGGTGCGGCGCTGGATCGCCGCGTACACGGCCGGCGAGAGGGCCATCTGCTGGAGGTGCTGCTCGGCGAGCGGTCGCGAGGCCACCTGTCCCGACGACGCCCCCGGACGCATCGGGGGCGTCTTGGATACCCCCATGGCGGCCAATGAGGCACGATAGAAGCCCGATACGGCCGCGATGGCGCGATACCACGGGCCTTGCCGGACGGCGGGGAGGTAGGTCGGGTCAGCCACGGGGGAGCCTCTGTGTGAGTAAAGACTATAGTAATACCTGCCTGGCACTTGCGTCTTTCTTTCAGTTCGGGTAGCCTTGCTGGCATGTCGGCTCGCGGTCCCCTCCTGACGGTCTCCAGACTCCTCTCGGGGCGTCCGGTCTACACGGCGGGCCGGCTCCTGGTCGACGAGACGCGCGAGACCCCCATACTCCTCGACCCGGCAACGGGCGGCGAGCTGGGGGAGCGCGCCCTGCCCGCGTTCATCTTGTCGACCGACCGCGAGGCCACCGACGGGCACATCGTCCGCCAGCACTGGGACCTGTCCAGGGCGGGGAGCGTCGGCATCCCGATCCTGTGGGTCCATCAGTCCCGCGGGGACCTCCTCGGCCAGTGGCGCGAGCTTGGGGTCGTGGACCTCGACGGCGACAAGCTCATCGGCCGCACCGACTTCGACATGGACCACCCGCTCGCCGCCCAGCGCGCCGGCCAGGTCCGCCGCGGCTACGTGCGCGCGGTCAGCATCGGCTGGCAACCGGGCGAGTCCACCCGACGCGGCGACCTCGACGAGAAGGACCCGCGATGGAAGGCGAAGTCCGAGGACGAGTGCGGCCAGCCCGGCGAGGGGCTCGTCATGGGCTCCCCAGAGAAGCCCAACCGGCTTTTTGAGTGCTCGCTCGTCCCGGTCCCGGCCGATGACGGCGCCTTCGCCATCGAGCGCGCCCTCACCGGGGCCGACGACGCCCTGTCCCGCGGCGCCCTGACCGGCCCCGACCTCGACACCCTGCTGACCGGGATCGCCTCGCACCCGGCCGCACGGGCCTACCTCGCCCGGAAGCTCGACCAGATGGTGGCCGAGCGCCTCGCATCGATCCTCGCGCGCCTCGATCTCGTCGAGGGCCGCATCCCCCGATCCCCCACCAACGAGGCCGGCATCGTCCGGTTCACGTAGGAGTCTCACCATGGCCGCAGACGGATCCGTGTTCACCCCGCTTGGGGAACGAGTCGAGTTCACCAACCAGGTCGCAGCCGCCGCGCTCAACGACACGTTCAACGCCCAGCGGGTCGCGATCCTGGAACTGAACGCGCGCATCGAGGCCGACCGGGCGACGGCGGCCGACCGCGCCGCGATGATCGACCGGATGTCCGGCGACCTGTCCGAAGCGCTCCGGGCCGACCGTCGTGGCCGCACCGAGGCGTTCGTCGCTCAGGGTGACGCCGCCGACGTGGACCACCGGTTCCTCCTGCCCGATGGGTCGATCCGGTTCCGCTCGCAGCCGATCTCCATCCCGACCCCGGAAGGGGACATCATGGTGGTGGCCCCAGGCCTCCTCGACACCCGCACCCCCGCCAGCCCGGCCCACGCGGCGCTCCGCAACGCCTTCCACCGATACAAGATGGCCTCGTTCCTCCGTGCGAACGGGGTGGACGGAACGGGCGAGATCGCGAAGCGGGTATGGGCGCAGGAGGTCCGCCCGGCCATGGAGCGGATGCCCGGCCGCGTCGGCGAGTTCCTTCGGTCGATGCTCAACGACCCCGCAACGTTCAAGCGGGTCATCAACGCGACCTCCGGCACGGGCGGAGATTTGATTTCCAACCCGACGATGGGCGTCCGGCGGCCCACGTCGATGCCGCGGCTGGTGGCGGGGCTCGTCCGCCGCCAGGCGGTGACGAACAAGACCTTCGTTCCTGCCACCATCGCCGGCCGAGGCCTTCCACGCGCGCGCGCCGTGATCACCAACGATCCCGCGCGGTTCACGCCCCAGGCGTTCACTACTGGTACGGCGTCGGTCTCCCTGCCCGACTTCGTCATCAACGCGCTCGTGGACTCGAATTGGTTCCGCGACGTGGCGCCGGTGGCCGACGGGTTGCAGCTCGTCCTCGACTGGCTCGACCAGGCCGAGGCGGACGGAATCGAGGTCATGCTCCTGCACGGCGACACCGCCGCGACCCACCAGGACACGCTCTCGACCATGACCCTCGGTAGCTACTTCGCGTCGGGCCAACTCGACGGCTCCGATTCGCCCCTGAAGAAGTGGCTGGGCCTGCGGGCTCGCGCCGCGGATGACTCCACGATGACCTCGGCCGGTGCGTCCTTCACGGCGTCCGATCTCGTGACCCCGGCCGCTTCGCTCAACACCTGGGACAGCGGCTCGGTGCTCCTCGCCGGGTTGAAGTCGATCTACACGGTCGCGACGACCTCCGAATTCGTCACGGTGGACAAGTTCGGCGCCCAGGCGTTCGTCCAGGCCGGCGCCCCCAGCGCGGCCGGGGCGGTCGGGTCCATTGCCGGCAAGCGGGTCTACATCTCCGAGTTCCTGCCCAACGTGGTCGATACCACCAACGGCCTCATCACCGGCTCCAACGCGGGCGGGTGCCTGATCCTCTGGAACCCTCGTTCCACCGTGATCTACGAGATGGACAGCCCCGAGGCCGACTACGACGTGTCGCAGCCCGAGCGCGGCGCGCGGTACATCGGCCGCAACATGACCGCCCTCCTCAATTTCGAGGTCGTCTCCGGCGAGAAGCCGGTCGCGTCCCTCTACAACATCGGCTGATCGAACCCCTACGGAGGCCCCATGGCCGAATACCTGACCGTCACAGGCTACACGGGCGCAGTCGCCGCCGATACCGACAAGGCCGTCTACTTCTGTCCCCCGTCGTCCGGCGAGCGGTGGAAGCTGCGGGCCATCACCTACCTCCCCCAGGCCACCAGCGCGACGAACGGAACGAACTACTGCTCGATTCGCCCGTACTTCGACGTTGGCACGTCCACCCCGGTAGCTGCGGCCCGTGACACCTCGGCGACCTCGTTCACCGTCGGCGTGCCGGAGAACATCACGATCACCGAGGTCGGGACCGACCTGGAGATCACCCAGGCCGAGCCGCTCCACTTCGACATCACCCACCCCGGAACCGGTGTGGCGGTCGACCTGGCGATCATCTGCTCCTTCGAGCGGATGTCCTGATGGGCGCGATTTCCCGAGACGGATGGGTGACCCTCCAGTACGACGGCGCGAAGGCACCCGACCACATGAGGGGCCAATTTACCGTCAAGGGCGTGACTTTCCGGTCGGGCGTGCCGATGGAGGTCGATCCTCGATTCGCGGACGTGGCGCTGGCATCGGCGCCCACGCCCGGATCGCTCCGCGTGGTCAAGGGCACGCCGGTCGCGGCGCCGAACCCGTCCACGGTGGCGGCCGCGAAGGCGCTGGAGGCCCGCGTAGGCACGGGCGCATGGAGCAAGGGCGCCCGTGAGGTGGCCCTGGCCGACAAGCCCGCCGCCCCCGCGGCAGTGAAGGACCGCGCTTAGCGGAGGGGGTGTCCTATGGCGCTGATGACCGCCGCTGCGCTTCGGGAGGCGATTCCCGAGCTCACCGGCACCGCCGAGGACACCAAGCTAGACACGCTGATTTCGCGGTTCGACGCCGCCGCCGCCCGCTACTGCGGGATGCCGGCTCCGACCGCGACGGGACAGCCGACGTTCGATTCGACCTCCTACACCCTGTATCTGACGGGATCTGGAGGGTACGACCTGTTCCTCCCCCTGCGTGCCGTCACAGCGATCACGTCGATTTACGACGACTCCTCGCACGACTTCACCTCGTCGACCTACCTGGTCGCGAGCGGCGACTACACGATCCGCTACGACCCGGCGCGCGGCCAGTTCGTCCACCTGTCGTCGACGTCGACGCACGGCACATGGTCGACCGGCAAGGGCGACATCCGGGTGATCGCCGTGGCCGGCTACGCGAGCGGCGCGGCCCCCGGGGACATCCTCGAAGCGGCGCGGATCGGCATCCTGAAGTGGTGGGACGGGCGCAAGAACCGCAACAAGGCGTCGGTCTCCGGCCAGGCGTCCGCCTCCTACCTGGAGATCGAACAGAGGCACTTCCTCTGCGACGAGGTCCGGCTGCTCCTTGGTCCATTCCGCCTGCCAGGCGCGCTCATCGGCGGGGGGTGGGGATGACGTACGCCGAGCTTGCGGAGCGCATCCGGGTCGGCGCCAGCACCAAGGTCGTCGGCGCCCTGGTGCGCGAGATGGCCGCGACGATGCTGGGGGCCGAGGAGGCGGCGCGGGAACGGCTGTCGGGCGCGGTCCTGACCCCCCGCACGGGCAACCTGCGGCGGTCCATCGTCTCGGTGGTGGACGATCCCGCCGGCTACGTGGTCACGGGTCGGCTGCGGGCGGGCGGCGGCGCCAAGGAGGTCGGGTACGCGCGCATTCACGAGGAGGGCGGGGTCATCCTGCCCGTGAACGCCCGTGCGCTCGCCTTCCCGACCCAACTGGCCAAGACTGCCGTAGGGGCCAACAAGGTGGCATCGCCACGCCAGATCCCCGGGCTGCGGCTGGTGTGGCACAAGGGCTCGCCCCGCGGCTACCTTGTGAAGGACATCGTTGGTCGTCGGGCAAGGTCCGAAATCTGGTTCATCCTCGTGGGTCGGGTGACGATGCCGAAGCGGCCCTACCTCCGCCCATCGGTGGACGAGGCGGCGCGCGACATGGGCCCCCGGATGACCCGCGCGGTGCATCGCGCTCTCGGGATGGCCCCATGAGCAATCGGCTGAACGACATCAACACCAAGCTCCTGGCCCTGTTCGCCACGATCAACGGCACGGGCGCCTACACGAACGACCTCTCGGCGACCGGCCGGGTGTTTCTCGCCGGGGGTCGTCCCGATGGAGCCCCCGACCTGTGCGTGTGGCTGGTCCAGGGCGCGGTAGAGGTTGCCCCAGCCTCGGTCGGCGGCGGGGCGGCGTCGAAGCACCGATGGACGGCCACGTATGCGGTGAACGGGTTCGTGCCCGCGACGGCCGACACCCCGGCGGCGCGCTTGACCGCCGCGAACATCCTGTTCCAAGACCTGTTTACGGCGCTGATGACATCGAGGCAGCTCAACGACGGGGCCCGGAACCTCGTCTACGACGTGGGCCTCTCCGAGATGGTCGCGCTCGACGGTAGCGACATCGGGTTTTCCGGGATGGGCGTCTGTTCGTTCCAGCTGACCTTCAACTTCGAGGCCACGAACCTGACATGACCCTGCGCGCCACCCGACCTGGAGAGTACCCCACGGGGCTCCACTGGACCGAGGGAGAGACCCGCGAGGTGCCCGACGAACTCGCCGCCGAGGCGCCGGCATGGCTGGAGGCCGCGGATGCGGCTTCCGGGACCGTGCCCGAGGTCAGAGCACCGTGACCAAGAAGTGCGCCAAGCCCTGGTCGCTGTCCACGGAGCACCCGTACGTGCCCGGGGACGCACCGTTGCCGGCGACGACGACATCGTCGCCGCGCACGACGAACGACCGCAGCGGCCAGGCCGTCACGGGGGAGTCGCACCGGGCCCGGACGTTCGTGGCGCAGCCGATGGCGCGCGCGTACCCGGCGCCGCTCGCGCCGACCTCGGCGGCGGCCAGCCTCACGCCGCCGCAAAAGGGCCGGGCAAAGGCGGACGCAGTCTCCATCGTGGACGAGGGGACCATCGCAAGGATGATGGCGAGCAAGGTGATCTCCGAGGGTGCGCATGTTGTACAGCCCCATGCCGATAGCGTCAAGGGGGCACCATGGGCCGCCTCGTAGTCCGCTCCGGCGGCACCACGTACACCTGGAAGCACCGCACGGCGGTTGTGATTGATTGTGGGACACTTCCGGTCGGCTCCAATGAGGACGTGACGTTTACCGTCCCGACGAACTGGGACTTCTTCTGGAACAACGTCGGGCAAAGCGACGGCGACGACGTGGTGCTGACGACCGCTGACGGCGAGACCATCGCGACCTTTCAGCACGCCTCGGCGTTTTCCACATCAACGAGGAACTGCGTTCTCCAGGCGGACGGCGTCGCCACCAATACCGCAGGAGCTAACGGACAAGTGCTCTGGCTCTACTGGGGAAACACCACGGTCGCGTCCCAGGCGGGAAGTTTCGCCTACTCGGCGAGCAAGACGGCCTACGTGCTGACCAGCAGCTACGACCGAGACATCCGGTTCGTATGGGCGAGGGAGCCGAACGATTCGAACAAGGCCCGCCCGAGAATGCAGAAGACGGCCGCCGAGGTGGTCCTCGTGGCCATCGACTACCGGTCGGTGCTCTCCAAGCGCCGAACGCCCTACGGCGGCGGTGTCGAGGACGAGGAGCCGAGCTACTTCGCGTACGCCGTCTACTCGGCGACCTCCGCCCAGGCGGCCATGATCGATGCCACCGCCATCCGGGCGGACAACCAGTACGTCTACGTCATCGTCAGGGCCGGCACCACGGGCACCGAGTACACCGGCCGCGTCACGATGACGACCACATCGAAGAGCAACACCGGCCTGGCCCGGACGCTCGAGTTCTCCTTCACGATCCGGGTCAAGAACCCGACCGAGGCGTAAGATGCCGAAGCACGGACACCAGCTACGATGCGCCTACGGGCGAGAGACCACATGGGGAACCGCCGTGACCCCGGACCGCTCGTTCCGAATCGTCCGATGGTCGATGAAGCGGGACGTGCCGAAGGTCAAGCGGCCGTACCTGCTGCACAGCACGGCCTCGACGAACGTGCGCAAGCACTTTCGGACAGCGGACAACGCGGGAGGCCAGGTCGAATACGAATTCAACCTGGAGGGAATGGGCCCGCTCCTGGCCGACGCCTTCGGCGCTGCGCCGACCACGTCGGGCGCGGGGCCCTACGTCCACACATTCAAGCTCGGGCTCGGGCAGACGGTGGGCGCGACGCTCCAGGGCACATGGTACGACGACGACGCCGCGGCTGACCGCGGGGAGATCTTCGAGGGGTGCGTCGCGAGCCGCACCGAACTTTCCTGGCGCATCGGCGAGACCGGCCGAATGGTCGTCGACTACATCGCGGAGACCTCGGGCGGGATCACGTCGACGCTCACCGCGGTGGGGTCCTCGCCGTACACGGCGAACGACCTCCCGGCGATCTTTAATCAAGCGGGCAATATCGTCTGGAATTCAGCGACCGTGGCCGTGGTCCGTTCCGTCAAGATCACCATCGACCACAAGATCGAGCGTCGGCCGAAGATCGGGGCGCTCACCACGGCGAAGCCCCTGAAGTCGGACCACGCCGACATCCTCGTCGAGCTCGAATGTGAATGGGAAGGGACCACGTTCGACGCCGGGCTGACGGCCGACACCGAGGCGAGCTTTACCGTCACGTTCACGAACGGGTCGGCGAGCGTGGCGATCACCGCGCACAACGCCTACGTGGACTCCTGCGACCAGCCCATCAGCGGAGCGGGGATCGTGTCGCAGACCGTGCGCCTGCGCGCGCAGAGCGACGGCACGAACGAAGGAATCCAGTTCGCCCTCACCAACAGCCAGTCCGCGTACGACGCGGTTTAGGAGCGCCCCAGTGTCCATCGCAGCCCAAATCGTCAAGTTCTCGCAGGAGTCGACCCACGTCGACGCCGGGGGGATCCGCTGGTACCTCCGGCGGTTCAACTCGATCGACGTGGCCCGGAACGGCGCCACCGGCCTCCTGGCGGCCATTCCGGGCGAGGATCCCACCACGGACAGGTCCCGGCAGGCATCCGATGGCCAGGCGCAGCTCTACGCCCTTCGGCTGGTGTGCTCGGCGGTGGTCGGAGCGTCGGCAGCGGACGGCGTCCGCGAGCCCCTCCAGCTCGTCATGCGCCCGGAGCTCCAGGACCCCGACGCTGGGGTCGTGTGCGTCGGCAGCGTCCCCTTCGCGGTCGTGTCCGCCATCGCCGCGGCCGTCGTGGCGCAGCTCCAGGAGGACGGCGCCGACCTCTCCCGATTTCTCGGCGGGGACGTGGTCCCTGGTGCATCGGATGGCGAGGGAGTACCGCACCGATCCCCTGACGATCCTGGAGGAGTGGACCCCGCGGCGGATCCGGGCGGCGATGCTGGCGCTCGGGGCGCATGAGGAAGAGGTGGCGCGACGACTGCACGACATGAGGCCAGGCGACGGCGCGATGCTGCCGTGCCCCTACCCCGTGCTCGACGTGGGGAGGTAGGCGATGGCCGTCGCCGAGGCCGTGCTCCGGCTCGACGCATCGGGCGTGCCCGGCGAGGCCGCCAAGGCGGCGACGGCGATCCGCGACGTGGAGCGCGCCCATCAGGAGGCAGCAGCAGCGGCGAGGGCGCAGGAGGCAGCGCTTGTGGAGATGGCCGCGTCCGTGAATCGCGCCATCGACGCGACGGAGCGCCTGGAGAGCATGGCCGCGTCGACCGACGCGGAACGCGCCGCGATTGCCTACCAGCGGCAGGCTGCGGCCATCGACGAGCTCGCGCGCGCGTCCGGCCGGGCCGACCTCGCGCAGCGCGCGATGAACAACCTGAACGCACAGGCGGCTCAACGGCTCACCGTGAGCACGGCGGCCACGCAGAAGCTGACGGCCACGCAGATGGCGCATACCGCCACGATGGGCCAAGCGGCGGTATCGACGGGGCAGCTCCGGGCGGGATTGGTCAGCCTCGGCCAGCAGGCGCAGGACGTGGGGATCCAGCTCGCAATGGGCGCGAACCCCCTCATGATTCTGGTTCAGCAGGGGGGGCAGATCGCGACGGCCGTTCAGCAGGCCGGGGGGCTGTCGGCGACCTTCGCGGCGATGGCCCCCGTCGTCACGGCGCTGGCCCCAGTGGTCGCGGGCCTCGCGGCGAGCTTCATTTTGTTCGCGGCTCCGTTGGCCCTCGCCAACCACGAACTCGACAAGATGACCGAGAAGGCCGACAAGGCGGCGGCGGCGGCCCAACGGCTGGCCGATTCGCGCAAGTCGTGGACCGACCAGCGGGACGAGATCGTGCTGCAAGTCCGGGTGGCGGCTAAGGAAATCACCGAGGCCGAGGCCGCGTATCAGCGGGCGTCGCAGGCATACTCCACGGCGCGGCGCTCGACGCAGGCCATCCTCGCCGAGGCCGTCAGGGCCGCGGAGGGGGTCGACCCGAATGCGCGCACGTCGGCGCCTGCGTCGGCCACCTTCCAGGCCCGCAAGGCCCTGGAGGAGTACAACGCCGCGACCGAGCGCGGGGCCACCCTGGCGGGGATGCTTGCCGAGAAGCGGATACTGGAAGCCAATGGAACAGGCAAGGCGGGCGATGCCGCCAAGGCCGCCGCCAAGGCCACGAAGGAGCACGAGTCCGCCATCCGTTCACTTCTGCGGGCGATGGAGGATCAGGAACGCATCCTTCGCGCGATGGCGGAGGCGGCGCTGGCGCTCCGGCTGTCGCGCGGCGAGATCACGGACGACGCCTACCAGCTCGCAAGGTCCCGACTGGCGGCCCCCGACCTCGAACGCCTCGGGCGCCAGACGGCCCAGGCGGAGGCCGACCGGCAATCGTCGGCCGGGGACGAATGGACCAAGCTCCGTCAGGCGCTCACGGCCCAGACCTTCGCCACCGAGGAGAACACGAATCGGATGGCCGTAGCCCAGCGCGCCGCCGGCATCGCCGCCATCGCCGCCGGAGGCCCTGGGGCCGTCATGGGTGCGGTGTCGTCCGCAGGCCCGTGGGGCGCGATCATCGCCGCGCTCGTCGAGCTCGTGCGGAACTTCGAGAGCATCGGGAACATGTTCAACGATTTCACGAAGTCGGTGCAGGACGGCATCCGAAACCTTCCCGCCACCATCGCGGACAACCTCGGCAATTGGTTGCAGACCGGCATCGAGTCGGCGTCGATCGTGCCCGACTTCATTGCGGGCCTGGTGGACGCGCTGCCCACCATCCTTGAGACCATCGCCGGCTCGACCGGCACGCTGGTGGCCGCCCTCGTGGACGCGCTCATCGTACAGATGCCCCAGGTCGTGGTGGCCTTCCTCGTCGCGCTCCTGAACCCGGCGACGTGGATCGAGGCCGGGAAGGCGTTCGTCGAGGGCTTGTTCTCGTCTCTGCGCGACTCCAACGCCATGGGGGCGACGGGCAGCGCATTCGGCGGAATGTTCTGGTCGTCGACGGCGAAGGAGACGGCGAAGCAGATGGCGAGCGGCGCCTCGAAGTCCAGGACATCGAGCGGCACCACGGTCAACTTCTACGGGTCGGTCGTCGGCGTCGGCCCCGACACCGCACAGGCGTTGTCCGATTCCGTGGCGACCACCATGCGACGCCGGAGGCCGGCGTAATGGGCAACTCCTACGTCTACGGCTACCCCGAGGAGTCCGGGCCGCTCCACGCCGACGACCTGGGCGAGACCCTGTCGGAGATCGTGGAGGAGGACATCGTCGAATGTGCAACGCCGATGGCGGCGAACGGGACGGTCTACCCGAGCCTGTCCGGGTACCACTACCGCATCCGCTTCGTCCTGCGCGGGTTCCAGTCGGCGACGCCAGGAACGAGCGGAAACAGCGTTGAACGGGCGTTGCAGGCCGTCAAGAATCATGTGAATCGTGGCGGATTGATCGGCGTGTCACTCGATCACGCCAAGACCTTCGCCGCGCTGTGTACGAACACCCCGGCGCAGGCGGCCACGTCCCTGGTCACCACGGGCAATGCGTTCAACGGGTGGTCCTCGTCGGGCGTGGTGGCAGCGGAGGACGAGGTGGTCGTCGAGACCCCGGGCCCGTTCTGGAAGCGAGACACCGTGCAGGTTTCCGCCTACTCGTCCGGCACCATCACGGTCGGGGCGCTGCGGTACGCGCACGTGGGATACCCGATGGTGCGGTATCGATACTTCTGGCCAGTCCTCTTCCGGTACGAGGATGACGGCGACGCGGCCACGAACATCGTGAGGACCGACCGGGCGATTCACTACGAGCTTGACATGACGCTTCGGTACAGCCCAGACGTGGCCTGCGCCATCGTCGGCGCGGGCGGCAGCGACGGCATCGCGACCAACATCGGGGCGTCGCCCGCCACCGCCCTCCGCGGCACGTCGGCGGGCGTCGGCGGGTCCGTAGGGGTCACCCTCCAGGGGCTCGTCCGCGAGCACGCGGGGGCGCTCACTCCGGGCTCATGGGGCGCCGGGTTCCCGCGGTGGTCGTCTTGAGCTGGGGCTCCGACTTCGTCGCGGGGCTATCCGAGCGGCACACGATCCGGTGGTTCGTGTCGGTGTCCAATTCCCTTCCGGGATTCGCGGCGGACTTCCAGGTCGGAAGCGACGCGCTGGCCGGGGCTACCCCGGGAGTGGGGGGCACGAACCTGTCCACGATGGGCCAGAGCCTCACGCCGCGGGAATGGACTACGACGCTGGGCGGGTTCTCGTTCGACGTGGTCGGCGACCTCGGGCTTGCGCTGCGGTCGCTGCCCCGTGGCACGCAGATGCTCCTCCACGTCGGCTACGAGGGGTGGACGCGGACGCAATTCGAGATCGTCGCGGTCGGCACCGTCGTATCGGCGGCGGGCGTCTCGGGCGCCATGGGCGTCGACGCCGTCCGAATCACGGTGCAAGACCTTCCGTACGCCCTGCGCGGACGGCAGACGGCGGACGTGGGCGCACATCCGATGTTCTATACGACGACTGCGACCACCACGCTGACGAACAACGAGGCGGTGGGCAGCGCAACCTACGAGGTGGGCTCCACGGCCAACTGGGGGATCCCCACCGGGGGCACGTACACGCACGGATACGTGCTCGTGGAGACCGCCCTCGGCGCCGCGTACTACCGGCGCGCGACCATCGCGAGCGGTACGTCGTTCTCGATCACGAACGCAGCGACGGTCGGAATCGTCGGCAGCACCGACATCGGGGCGAGCGCGGGAGACACGATCCGAGAGGCGTGGGGCCTGCGCGGACACCCCCTCGACATCGTCCGATACCTGCTGGTGAGCCGCGGCGACGGCTTGGGCGGCGCCTACGACGTGTACCCGGAGGGGTGGGGCTTCGAGATCAGCTCCAACCTCGTCGACACCGACGACATCGAACAGTGGCGCGACCATCCGATGCTCGTCCCATCGTCGGGCAACTACGAATGGGAGATCGCCGGGGTCGACCAGGTGGACGACGGATGGTCCTGGCTGTCGTCGCTCCTTTCGCGATGTGGGTTTTTCCTGGCGATGCGCCAGGGCCGGATCACATGCCGGCCGGCGCAGAATCCGCGCGCGCTGCATGCCTACAGCGGAATCCACCTGGACGACCGCGAGATCGCCCGCATCACGAGCTACGAGGCGTACGATTCGCGCGTCCCGGAGGAGGGATATTACGCCGTCGTGAACACCGGATCCTCGGGAAACTTCTCCACGGCCTCGACGCGCATGGGGAGCCTGCCGGGCACGTACAGCGTGTCCTACGACGAGTCGGAGCTCGTCTACACGAACGGAACGGCACACGCGGCGGTGGACCTCGCGCGCCTGTCGCTGGCCGTCCACACCATCCCCGAGGTCGTGGGCCTGCGCGTCGCAGGGCTGCGGGCCGCGGTCCTGACGCTCGGGGACCTCGTCACGTTCACCACCGCCCTGTGTCCGTCTCGGTCGATGCTCGGAATGACGGGACGCACCGGCCTCGTCACTGGACACCGGGTCGACTGGCTCGGCGGCTATGTGGATGTAGAGGTCGTCACCTGGCCCTCCGACGAGGAGGTGTAGAATGGGAATCGTCTCCAGGATCGTGTCGGTGACGGGCCGAGTCCTCGACTTCGTTCTCATTCCGTACGGTCGAGCCGCGGCGCAGGACGCCCGGGGCTCCCTGCTCTACACCGATCCTGCGACGCGGCGGATTTGGGCGAGGTACCCGGACGGCACGGCGGAGGAACTCGGCGGAGGAGCCGCGTCGTCCGCTCCCGCATCGGCCGACTACCTCGTCAAGACGGCCAACGGCGACATGTCCGCCGAGCGCGTGGTCACCGACAGCGGGTCCGTCGTCGTCGACTGGGCGACCGCGGGGCAGGCGATCTTCCGGTCGGGCGTCCCGCGCCGGGAGACCGTGACCACCACGACGTGGTGGGGCGTACCCCAGCAATTCGGCGGCGCCACGCTTTCGACGGCGGCCACCGTAGACACGGGGATGCGCGCGGTTCCGTTCGTCGCGCCCAAGACGGGCACGATCGACCTCGTCGCCGTCGAGATCGTGAGCGGGCATGGCGCCGGAGAGGAGCACATCGTTGCGATCTACGCGGACGACGGGACCCTGTACCCGGGCGCGCTCATCGACGACTCCGAGTCCATCGACGGCTCGACGGCCGGCGTGAAGACCGCGTCGGTGTCCGCGGACGTGAAGGCCGGCGAAATGTACTGGATGGTCCTGTACTCCGAGGTCGCAGCGACCTTCCGTGCGATCACCGTGGCGTCGTCGATCCCGCTCCTCGGGTACGTGACGACGCTCGGCGCCATCGGGCCGGGAATCCGCTACACCACGACCAGGGCGTGGGACGGGACGGCTCCCGCGACGTTCCCCGGCGGCGCCACGCTGACCGACTCCGCCGGGGTCACCGCCCAGCCGGCCGTCTGGTACCGGTGGGGCGCATGACGGCGACCGCCCTCCCCAGGAGCACCCCGTGATCCGGCTCTCCCCCCACTTCGACCTCGACGAGCTCGTCCGCACCGGCACAGGTCTGCCCAATGCGCCGGACGCGGCCGTCGTCGTGGCGCTCACCTGCCTCGCCCGGGAGCTACTGGAGCCCGTGCGCCACCTGCTCGGCGCCCCGCTCCGGGTGACCAGCGGCTACCGGTCCCCCGAGGTGAACGCCCGGGTCGGCGGGTCGGCCAAATCCCAGCACATGCTCGGCGAGGCGGCGGACGTG